TAGTAATTTCTACTGGAGTAATTTTTTTGACGCTTATATTTGCACCAGTTGACCATAGTGCAACTGAATTTTCATCAGTCGTAATTGTATTTCCAACCACGCTTCTTACATTAAACAATTGTCCAGTTTTGTAATAACTTCTGTGAAGCGAAAAACTAAAATCTGTAGTATTGATTAATTGCATTACACTTCCAGAAACAAATGAACCTCCAGTAACTGAAAATACATTTGTTCCAAAACTTGGAGCAGATGCAAGTGTGTATTGCGTTGAATCTATTACTCCCTTAAAAGCTAGGTAGCCAGTAGTGAAATTTAACTTTGAGCCATTTCCTATAATTTGAACATCCTTCGATGTAATCTCAATTCCAGAACTGCAAGTGTATTCTCCTTTTGGGAAAATAATTGTTTTCCCTGTATTTAATGCGTCTTCAATTGCTTGTCTGCTATCAACTGCCCCAGTAGGATCGGCTCCAAAGTCCAATACATTCACCACATCAGCGAAACGATTAGCCAGCGAACGAGCAGTTGTGCTTCCAGTAGCGGTTGCTGTAAGCGAACTACCATTGCCATTCAATCCAATGAAATTACCAGAGATGTCTCCTCCAGTTACATTGCCAAACAAACCTGATGTTCCGTCGAGAATTAGTGCCATAATATTATACGATTGTGTAGGTGCTTCCTGATGGAACTGTTAATACAACTCCGGGGTTTACTGTGATTGGCCCTGCTGACATGGCATTGCGTCCAGTTGTGATGGTGTAGTCTGTTACCATTACTTGGTCATTCTCGTAGAATACTCCAAAGGTATTTCCACCAGTAGGGGCTTTGCCGCCAGATGATCCTCCCGCCGCTTCTACAGCGATACGGGCGTAGTAAGCTGCGCGATCAGCAATCGCATTCATTGCGGACTCACTTGGGCCGCATGGATTGCATTTAGAACTTCTGGAATTTCCGCAACTCATAGTTGATTATCGTTAACGATAGGGTTAATTGTTGTCATTGCAAGGATTATTTTTGAAATTATACTACCGTCCAAACACTACCCGGCGGTACTGTAACTACAACTCCACTAGCTACTGTGACTGGGCCGAATGTTCCTGCGTTTTTAGATACTGGAATGCTGTAAGATGTATTTACTATTAGATCGTTAAGAAAGAAAATAGCGTCTGTCCCTGCGCCCGTTGCACCACCCGGTGATCCACTTGCCCCAGTTGCTCCGTCCAAACCAATAACGCCAGTAGCCCCAGTAGCTCCGTCTAATCCAGCAGTTCCAGTAGCACCCGTGGCTCCGTCTAGTCCAATAATGCCACTTGCACCAGTCGCTCCGTCTAGTCCAGTCGCGCCCGTAGCTCCAGTACTTCCTGTAGCCCCATCTAGACCAGTCGCACCAGTAGGGCCACCACTAGGCCCAGTTGATCCAGTTAAGCCTGTCGCACCAGTAGAACCAGAACCAGTTGCTCCAACTCCCCCAGTGAGTCCAGTTGCTCCGCGAGGGCCAACCATCCCAGTAGCTCCAGATGCCCCAATTGGCCCAGTAGCACCAATGCCCGTTGCACCAGTCGCGCCGCGGCATCCAGTAGCCCCCGTGGAACCTATCGAACCAGTGCTTCCAGTAAGCCCCGTACTTCCAGTAAGCCCAGTCAATCCTGTAGCTCCTGTGGTTCCGTTAATGCCAGCTAATCCCGTAGCTCCTGTGGCCCCATCGCCTGTGGCTCCAGTTGCTCCTGTTGGCCCCCCAGATGGCCCAGTAGACCCCGTAAGACCAGTTGCACCCGTTGCGCCCTCTCCCGTAGCACCAGTTGCTCCGCTTGCTCCGATAGCTTGTTGAGCGAGACACGCTGAATACGCCGCACTCTTAGCGGATTCTTTAGCTGACCTCGCATAAGAGGCAACTATAATAGTCTCATTGCAATTACTCATAATTTTATCGTTAACGATAATTTAGCTTCAGTCAAGTCGTTTCCACTAATAGATAGGGAATTGTCTTTTGATTGTATCTAGTCATTTCTGAATAGACTAAATTGATGAATCCGTCCCATTGCGGCGGGTAGATCGTTTGGCAACCCAACGACGATGTGGTGTTGTATCCTCCCCGATGTATGTTAATAGCGATTCCCATATCGTCTCCAACCCCATCCCGTGTGACTGGCAGTTCTTCTTTTGCGTTAGAAGGTCGAAGCGCAGGGTAGCCGCCTCCGGGTTTACTAATGCCATGATGCCCCTTACGGAACCGATGAATGCCCGTTTTGAGAACCGCGATACCCTTCTTATGAACTGACGGATCAGTATTCGCATTGAAAGTAGCATGAACAGAAGGAGATAAAAGTATAATCGCATCATCGTAGATACCCCTATCGTTCTTTCCCTTCTCTCCCATAGTATCACGATAATAGCCTCTAATACCAACCAAAGCAACACGATCAACGATTCCCGATTTGATTACCATCGAGAGCGTCTTCTCCTTTGCTTGCTGCGGTCGGGAGTTTGGAACCATTAGCCTTTACGAACTACATTGATTAATCCAACAAGCCCTAGTCCTGCGACGATGATAGACTCTTGGAGTTCTGGTTCGATTTTAACCCCAACTGCAATAGCAATTAGGATCAGTCCGCGCCATGTGGAGTTTTCGCTCAGTTTTTCGAGTAGTGTAGTTAGTAGGTTTTTCATTTTTTTAATCCTTTGATTTCTGGTAGTTCGTAACATAGTGTACCATAGTCTGTTTTGAAGCATACGCTAGGTGCTTTAAACCCTGCACATCCCGTTAAGAATGCCATGCCCAAAAAGATAAATGATATTACTATCATTGCTACTACTATTTTTTTTGCGTTCATTTTTTAATTATTTGTTTTGTCATGTAGATGCACGTTAGGACACCAGCAATAATGCTAATGATTCCGCCCCCGATTCTAATTGACGCTTCTATTTCTGGTAACATACTTACTATAAATCCTGTTGTCGAGATGACAGTACCCATTAATCCGTGTGATGTGGCGTTATCGTTCATTTTATTATGGGCCAACAATTACATACAACGTATTTGGGTCTGGGGTCACGATTAAATCGTAGCCAGTTTGGGTGATTTCAACGAGATTGGTCAGTTGTGTTGCCTGTGTTAGACCAGTAATATCCGAGAGAACGATGTTTGCTGGGGTAACCCCCGTGGCTCCTGTGGCTCCGATCCCTGTGGCTCCAGTTGCACCTGTTGCTCCCTGTAATGCAGGAGACAATGAAGTAATTGCTTGAGCAATATTACTATTTTCAAAATGCATTGTTATTGTTCTTCCGCCAAGATCAATGGCGTAAAATTTAATAACAATTCTATCTGTAACTAAAATATTTGTTGCAGGAACTGGAATAGACCAAAGGTAAAGTTCATTAATTGTTCCACTCGTAATTGAATGAGGATTGGAAATATTTGTTGCAATTAATGTTTCTGTTCCTGCAAGGTTGCGATAATAAACCTCTCCATAAATTGCTGGTGTTCCACCATTGGAATTCATGGAAACATAAGTTTCAAAATTCCAATTCCCAGATGGAATATTTATTGCATTAGGATCATTAGCAATTGTAGCAAACGAACCAACCAATTGTGTTCCTGCACCAGTTGCTGTTAATGTCGTTCCAACCCCAATAACAAGGTTGCGATTCATTTCATAATATCCAAGGATACTTGAAGATGAAGATGGGTTAAAATAATAGACAGCACCAGAACTAAATCCTTGAGGCCCTTGTAATCCAGTAGCCCCTGTCGCTCCAGTGTCTCCTGTGGCCCCTGTCGCTCCTCTAACCCCAGTCAAGCCAGTGGCTCCTGTAGCTCCTGTGGCTCCGAGATCACCCGTTGCGCCAGTCGCTCCAACGTCTCCTTGGATGCCAGTTGCTCCTGTAGCTCCGACATCTCCTTGAATCCCAGTAGCTCCAGTGGAACCCGTAGCTCCGTCAGTTCCAGCTACACCAGTGGCTCCCGTGGCTCCAGTCGAGCCATCTGTTCCAGCTATGCCAGTTGCGCCTGTCGAACCAGTAGCTCCATCTACTCCAGAAATCCCAGTGCTTCCAGTTGCGCCTGTGCTGCCATCAATTCCAGCTACCCCAGTAGCCCCTGTTGCGCCTGTTGATCCATTGCTACCACTCAATCCAGTAGCCCCTGTCGAACCAGTAGAACCATTGATTCCACTCAATCCTGTAGCTCCTGTCGCGCCAGTCACGCCCGTGCTTCCAGTCGCGCCCGTGCTTCCAGTCGGGCCTCCAGATGGGCCTGTGGCCCCAGTAGCCCCAATCGCTGCGCTAGATTGACTTCCTGTGAAGTCAAGCGTACCAGTAAATGGGTTAAATGTGAGTGCCATAGTTTATTATTAATCGTTGAATTGCGTTTTTGTCAAGCGGTTATCTCAGGCTCAATAGGCCAATGCAACCCTTCTTTGGCTATCTGTGCTTCACACTCTTGTTGGGTTCCAACAAACAATGTGCCTCCAGTTGCGATTGACTGATCTGTCTGTTCTTAAAACACTATTAGTTTATCGTGATATACTAATTTCCAATTCCCTACAGAAGCGTCATACGACCAGCCATTTTCGTCAGGTGGGATTATCATGGGACTGTTACTGCGAGAGTTGAGGTTGCTGAAGTGTAAGTTGCCGTTGTTCCTACTGGAACGCCTGTTAAGCTAATTACTCCCGGCGCGTAGGACTGAACAGTTGTTCCTTGGAAAAATCGAAAATTGGTTGTTGTTGCTGCTGGAGGAGAAACATTGAAAGCAACCGCCAAACTTGCATTTTGAAAAGTAGCTGTTGCTGTGGAAGCTCCAACAGTTTTTATAGTTCTGAGAAACCCTGCGGTGATTCCTGTAGACCCCGTATAGCTTAAAGTTCCGTTTAGGTGGAGTCTGCCAGTAGATGTTTTGCTAATACTTCCACTACCAGCGATTGAGCCGGGAATTGTTAATGTGATAGTTCCAGAAGCAACGCGGAATTGCAGAGAGTTACCAGTATTTATTTGAAAATTATTAGTCAGCGTTGACGTTGCGTTGCAAACTATTTGCGATGGGCCTGCTGAGGTGAATAACCCAGTTCCAAAAGCATTGTTTTGCGAAAATGGAATTGTTCCTGTTGCCGCAGATGGTGCAGATAATGTTCCTCCCGAATAGGTATTGCTACCTCCAATGGTTAAAGCTGTTGTTCCAGTCTTTGTAAGTGATCCTGCCCCGCTAATAACTCCATTCAAAGTCGATGCGCTTGAAATTGCAATTTGACCAGCATTGATTTGGGTAGGCCCAGTATAGTTGCATACTCCAGAGAGCGTCAGTCCACCAATTCCGTTCTTTATTAAGCCAGTTGTTCCAGAAATTGCTGCTGAAATTGTTGTGCTTACATAGCACATGAAATGACGGAACGATGCCGTTGAAGATGCAATTGCATTTACATTGCTTACACCTACTTTTGCTGCGTTGGAATTAGTTAAAATCATCCTACAATTATGTAAACTGTGTTAGAATTAATACCTGCTCCAAGTGCGTTGTACCCAGCTAATGTGATTTGCATCATGTTAGTCAAGGCAGTTGCTCCTGTTGCTCCGCTAATATTGCTACCAATCTTGCCGTTTAGAGCGGTCTGCGTAGCGGTTGAAATTGGTTTATTATCATCCGAGGTGTTGTCGCAATTGCCAAGACCAACATCAGTCTGGTCGATTGTAACTGCACCAGTTCTTGTATTAACTGAGGTTACTCCCGCGACACTTCCAGTAATGTCACTCAGCGTAGCTATAGTACCAGATGCACTAGGTAGAACGAAAGTCTTTGTAGCACCTCCTGCCGTTATGGTGAGGTCGCTATTGTTTTGCAGTTCTAAGACCTGACTGCTATCAGGAGAATAAAGTTCGTCGTGCGAATGCACAGACATACCACCAATTTCTTGGATTGCACCCGTAGATGGATGCTTGGCATAGAGTTTTTTATCGGCGTGATTTATGCAAATCTCACCAGCTGCAAGATCGGAACTCTGCGGAATTTTTGAGATAACCGATTTTTTAGGGACTATGATTGGATTAGCCATTATGGAATGGGGTTGCCTCCAGAGGGGTTGAACCTCTGAAGGGCTTGGGGTTTAGGGACTAGTAAGTTCCACCATCAATGGTGGTTTCAAGCGCAGTTACACGCGAATCGAGAGCCGAATCAGCCGATTGACGATCCGATACTTCGGAAGCCAACGCAGCGTTGTTGCTCGTTACATAACCAGCGAATGCAGAATCATTTTCCGTATCAACAGAATTGATCAAGGAAACGATTTCAGCAAACGAATCACTGTCTGCGCTTGCGGCAGAAAGGATTGCGTCGATGCGGCCTTTTTCAGTTGTGATTTTGCCGTCGAGGGCCGAATCAGCACTGGTGCGAGCGGAGGTTTCGGTAGCGAGATCGGAAGCGATAACGCCTTCAGCGGCGGTAGCGCGAGAAACTTCGGTAGCGAGATCACTGGTTAGTGTGCTGTCAGCAGCAATACGAGCGGCTTGCTCTGCTGCGATAGCGGCAGTAAGCGTAGTGTTTGCATCAGAAACAGCGGAGTCAGCATAAGCCTTGGTAGCGAATGTGCCTTCGCCGCCGACGATGAGTACTGATCCGTCAGCTTTACCGACGAAGAGGTTTTTATTGGTTAGGTCGATTGCCAACTCGCCAGAAGAAAGACTTGCGGGAGCGGAAGAACCACGTTTGATACGAATGATTGGGTTTGCCATATATATTTTTGTTTTGTTTTTTGGTTTTTCTGGTTATTCAGAAAGTTTTACTCTGGGGATGAGCTATATTCTCCAGCATCTATTTCAGCTACATTTGTAAGTTCGCCATTGTCTATTTGAGCAACAGAATTTCCATTAGGCAATGTTCCATTTTCGCTGATTGTGAGCGAGGAACTAGGACTAAAGTCTAACTTGCCTGTAAATGGATTGAATCTAACTGCCATAAATTAAGGGTATGTTACAGTTATAGTCGTTAGATTTGCGTCATTAGTTGTCGGAGGATTAACTGAGTAGAACAAGTTTAATGTAGCTACTGGAACTCCAGCATTGAGGTATTGCACTGTTGCAATGTTATTTGTAGTACCATAGTACGCAATATCAATCTGATCGTAGGCAGGAATATCAAATCCCGCGATCTGTTTTAGGGAATCGTAGATATTAAAGTTCTGTTGATCTAGTGTTAGATCAACAAAGCAGGGTTGTGATAATGCTGGAGTAGCCATAAGATTGTTATCGTTAACGATAATTAGGTAACAGGAAGCGCAGCAGCAACAGCTTCGTTAAGAACAAAGAGTTGTTGGTCTTCCGTTGTTTGCACAAAACAGTTTTCAGTTACTGGAGTAAGTGAGCCGATTGTAGCAAAAGCTAGATAGAATTGATAGAGTTTGGAAGCGTCACTAGCTGCATCAAAGCAACCAAAAGAAATTGGAGTAATACCAGCAGCAGCAGACACCGTAATCAGAAGTGGGTATAATTTATTGCGGTAAGGTAAGGATGTAAAGCAAGCCATAATTTTAAAAAGGGTTATGGGCAGGGAGGGTTAAAGACCTCCCTACCCAATAATGGGGAATTGGTTAGTAGTAGATACCAACAACGTAGGCGTTCACATAAAGTGCGCCAACACGTCCGGCAGTATCTGCACCAGAAACAACGTCAACACCAGCGTTTGCATAGGTGAAGGTAGTTGCATTAACAACAATTACTTCAGCTTGCAAATCATCAAAGGTGCTATCGGTCATGCTGGCAATCGTGATGACATCACCCGTGGAGAAACCATGAGCAAGTGCGGTAACGATTGTAGCAACGCCCGAAGTACGGGAACTAGTTGCGGTTGCTTGACCAGCACCAACAGTTGTCTTGTGAAGACGAACGCTACGGGAGCCAGTGACTACAGGAGCGTTAGCAAGCAAAGCCAATGTGTTTGATGTACCTTGGTTATCAAGAGCATCAGTGATGGTGAGTGAGGAGGTGATGTTTTCGCCAGTGGTTCCGTTGTCAACGATCACAATTGGATCGGTGGCAGTGGTTCCGCGAGCATAGGCAGTCTCCAATACGATGCTTGTTGGAAAGAACTTAGTTTCTTGGTCATTAAGAACAAGAAGATTAGCGTCTCCAGCAGCGAGAAGGTTAACGGCAATCGGGCCAAAAAGGTTAACCCGATCATAAGCGAGTGGTCGTGAATTAGACATATTATTTTTATTTAAGGTTGTGGGGAGAGGCTTTCGCCCCTCCCCTATTTAACTTAGCAAGGCACAACGATGTCACCTACACCAGCGCAGCTATAGCAATCCTGATTGTTCTCAGGTACGATATAGGTCTGCACTTCGCAGCAGGAACCATAGAGGTTTTTGCTCTGTGGCATACGATGCAAGAAGGTGTGCATGATGGTTGGGTCTTTAACTTGTGCGGCAAGACGGAACTGGGCTTGATAGAAGCCCGATTTACGCCAGCGGTTGCACTCCCAATCTGGGTTCTTCCATTCCCAATCGCCAGCGTAGTTCTGGGTCATTTGTTGGGCTTGGCCGTATCCAGTCGAGGAAGGCATTGTCCACTTGCACATTGCTTTGTTAACCATAGCAACCGAGATGCCGAAATCGGCAGTGCGGTAAGCGCGGTTAGGGATGTAAGCACATCCTTGTTCAAGCACAGTCTTGATGTAACGAGGTACACGAACGAGACGCGCCCATGTTGCAGGGTCAGCTTCGTTATAGGCTGGAAGTGTTGCGTTGAATGCCGAATCAGCATTGAAACGAGCGGAGTTGATGTCGTAACCGAAGGCGTAATCGCCGATGATACGATTGATTCCGAGTTTCAAGCGGGTAAGACGCTCGTCGAAATCAGTGTTTGCATCCCAGTAACCGTTGTTGCGTTTCGCTTGGAAATAAAGCGCACGTCCAACTTGTGGGTCAGGGATAACGATGTCGAGCAAAGGCTGACCAGTTGCGTCTTGGAGATCAAGGCGGAAAGCGTCATCTTCGTCTTGGAGATCAACGAGTGCATCGTCGAGCATATCAAGCGAGAGATAAGCAATTTTGCCAAGGTCAGCAGGAGCGATCTTAACGCGAATAGCGCAGAGGTCATAACCAGCTTCGTTGTTGAGCGTATGCTCTGGAACGAACCATGCGCCGTCATCGACGAGGCCGCAATAGGTTCCGTCATCCGTAGTGATACCCATCCACTTGTGACCAGATTGGCCAATGTAGTTGGAGCGAAGAAACTCTTCATGCACGTTCTTAGTGATACGGGCATTCGACTCTTCAAACTGGAGGATTTCTTCTGCTGGGAACAAGCGATAGAGCAAGCTCTCAACGCAAATCCAGTCAGTAGTCATTTCCTTACGGAGCAACTCGAAAGTATAGGACTCAGTGCCGGGGCGTTGAATCACTTCGGGTTTGCTATCGCAAGAATCAGTCTCGCAGTAGGTGTCGGTGATCTGACGGAAAGGCGTACAAGGATCGTGGAATCCACGTCCGAAGCGGAACGCTTTCTGTTCAGTTGTGTGGTTAAGAGGCCATGCTTGCTCCTCGAAACGTGTGAAGTATGCGCTGTTAGTGACAAGTTTCTTTACATAGAGGTCGTTGAAATATTCGCGGCCCTCACGAAAGAAAGAATCAATCTCTGCACAACTGTTGAAATATAGCTGATCTGATGCCATAATAATTAGTTTGTTTGATTTTTGGTTTTAGTTTTAGTTGTTGCACCCATGACAAGTCCGAAGAATGCCAAAGCGAGTGCTTCGTTTTTCTTCGGCTGGATTCAACCCCGAATCTCTCTTGCGAGAGCAGTCCAGAAACATCTTTTCATGCGAGTGATGTTACTCGCCAGTCCGGGTGAGACTGAATCCCTAATATTATCGTAAACGATAATCTCGGATATCCCGTTTGATCAAAACATAAGAACATTATTTAAGTTGTCAAGCGATAAAACAAAAAAGGTGAAAGATTTTTTACGTCTTTCACCTTTCCATGTTTCAACTGGTTTTGGGCTTATGCAGTTCGTGGGCCGAAACGTGCAAGTTTCGCTGCCAGTCCCTCCGACAGACTCATCAGTTGTGATGGAGAATTTGACTTGGGTGATGCGGTGATTCGCGAAGAACCTTTTAGTTTTTCAATGTAATCATCCTTCTCTTTAACCATACTTTGATAGGCTTTAAGTTGTGCTTGTAGCTTCTTGTATGATCGTCCTTGGTGAATCAAACGATTCATCTCCTCAACGGAGGCTTCTTCGGTAGACTGCTGTGTAGCAGAAAGCGCAATGGCTTCATCCCGGCTAATGTCGTATTTGATTCCCTTCTCCTTCATGTATTCCGAGATGTGATCTGGAATAGATGTTTGACTGTCTATTTCTTCTTGAGTTGTTTTGTAACTGCTTTTCCACTCGTTAAGGAATTTGTTGCGTCCATCTTGTTCACGTTGCTTTGTTGTTTGAATGATGTTTTGCTTTGTTTGTTAAAAGTTAAGCAAGGCGTTGTGGAGGCTTTGGGTTGCTTTAATGAAGCTATTGACTTGCTCCGCGAATTGGTACTGCTTGAATTGCGATAGCGAGTTCGTGATTTCGTCGAACGCTTCGTCCCTTGTGGCTTCTGCTGCCCTGAGGTCTTCTTCGGATGTCGCATTGTACATGGCGGCATTTGCTGCTGTAGCTCTGGCGTACACAGAAAGAAGCGTTGGATCATTGTTAAGCAACTTTTTAGCAGAGTCATAAGTTTGCTTGATGGGTTCAACGTAGTTCTTTTTGAACTCTGGATTGCTGGTGATGTCGTGAAAGTCCAGTTTTCCACGCAAGTCGTTGACTTGTTCTGACAACTGCCTTTCGAGTTCTTCTTTCTCTTCACTGGCTTTCTTAAGTTGTTGTTGGTAGTGATTCGTTTCTGTTGTTGTTTTACTTTCAGATGCGAGCCTTTCAAGTTCTTGGATTTTGGTTTCAAATTTGGGGATTTCCTCTTTACGATATTTCTCTAGTTCTTCTTTTAGTTTGCGGTTCTCTTCGATTTGTCGTTCAACAAATCCTTTCTTTTTACCTTTGCGGTCAGATGTAATGTCTTCCTTATTGACACTATATGACTCTTGTTCAGCTTCGTAATCAGATGGTTCTGATTCTTCTTGTTTCATTCCGAGCATTGGATCACCTACGTTCGTTGAACTTGGCTTGCCTTCGTCGGCTTGTTGTTTGCTGAACTTCTTTAGGAAGTCAGATGTATTTCCTTTGATAGCAATTTGTGGTTTGCTTTTAAGGTCTTGGATGATGTTGTCTGTATCGCTTTCGCTCATATTTTAGTTTTCTTCGTCTAGGTCTGGGTCAGAATGAAACATTTTAGGTGCTTCCTTCTTGTTGCTTGGTTTGTTTTTCTTAAACTCTACTGCTGTATCTTCTCCGATTGAATTGATTCGGTTGATTACATCTCGTAGAGTTGTGATTCCTTCTGATGGCGTTGCCGTCATTAGTAGGTAAGTTTGCAAAGCATACCAGTCTTCGTGAGAAGCTATAGCAGCGCAGATGCTTTTGATTTTGTCTGTTGTACTCATTGTGGAGGCATTGGCGTAATATTCGTTTGTTCTGGAGTTTCAATCTCAACTTCTTCAACTTCTTCTACTTCTTCAACTTCTTCTTCGCCCTGCATAGTTGCCATCTTTGCCTTTTCCTTCTGGATTTCTTGGCGAGCTTTGGCTTTCTGTAGAGCAAGCTGAGTGATACCTTGTTCCTTGCGTTGTTCTGTGCGTTGAGCGTGACTGATAGCAGCCTTGCCAACGGAGATGTCCGCGAGCTTCTTCTTGGTGTCGATCTCGATGCCCGATTTGGCAGCGAGGTACTGGAGCTTGAGTTCTTCTTCCGAAGATTGTTTGCCTTGCTGGGCTTGTGCCATCTCTTGGTACACACCAGCGATTTCGTCTGCTGCACCTTGAGCCTGTTGCATCCCTTGCATGAACTGCTTGAGGAAGTCTTGTTTGGATGGGTCTTTCTGAATGAATCCAACGTGCGCCATGATGTGACCACCCTTGAATTGCACGGAACGTACAGTCTTAGCGAGTTCGTTAACGTCTGGTTGACCACCTTGGATCATCTGCATACTCGTTTGAATCTGCATCATCATATCCTGCAAGTGACCGCTAACGTGTTCGATGTGTGGATCAGTTGGTAGTACTGGGAAGTTAGCTGGGTTAACGAATACATCCGTCATGCCAGCGTTCTCAAACCCAATGATACGCATCGTGTCATCAATCTTAGTTGGCTTAGTATTACGATACCTAGCTACGTTATCACGTCCAGATAGTGCGGCAATGGCGTCCTTAACAGCGTTCTCTTGACCTTCGTTGGCTGGAGTAATAGCAGTGATCTGCAATAGCTTCTCAGCCGTAATCAGTTTAAAGCTAGGACTACCCGCTCCGTTGATAAGGTTAGAACGAATGCTAGTGATGTTCTTCCATTGGGCGGCTTCCTTGGGTGTTCCCATTTCCTCTAGGATTTCGTAGAACTTTTTAACGTATTCATACCCATCGTCGCTGGACTTAGAGCTTACAAACCTCTTGTAGAGTTGTTTGAAGTACAATGTTTGGCACTCATTGAATCGACGAATCTGGGTTCCAGATAGTTTTGCTGACTCAGCGGCATCCAGTTCTGCTTCTCCTTTGGTGCGTTGTTTTCCACCAGAAGTAGGGGAATTAATGCGATACTGACCCATGCCCCTGTACATATCTCCCATGAAGAACTGCATGAATCCCATGCTCTCTGCTACTGGGAGTTGGAAGCGGTTCTGGATGAACTTAGCCCCATCTGGCATAACAGAGATTGGTAGCCACTCCATTTGTTTCAGCATCTTGGTAGAGTCTGGCCCTTGTCCCTCGATCATCAGCATGGAGTTGAGTCGAACGGCATCAACCAGTCCGTTCATCGTGAAGTCATACTGACGACAAGCAACGAACGCCGATTCCGCTTGGCTCTTAATGTCTTGGAATAGACCAGAACCAACAGAATCAGTGAGCATATAAAGAATCTCATCCCATGAGTTATATGCACCTACTTTAAGCATCATAAATCCATGCTCACTACGAACATCGTCTTCGCTCAGTTTACCAGACCCCTTGACATTGGAGTTGATGTATTGAGCGATAGGTTGGTAATCCTGTAGGATGATTGCTTTAGAAATAGTTCCATCGAACTCTCTCCAGTAGACTTCATACAGATCAATCTTTTGGTTTACAGAAAGACTCCAGTTGAATCCAGCCTCACTAATCGTGCGGAAGAAGTCTTCGCGGGTCTTGCGGTGGTTAGTGAATGCGCGGTGGAATCGGATAGCGTCAATAGCCGCATCTACATTCCAACCCATTGCTTCAGCAGCAGCGCGGTTCTCGATCTTCTTGTACAACTCGTAAGGAGTCAGGCGGACACGGCGCACAAACTCTTCAAGGTTGCAGAAGTCGATACGAATATCATCTGGGAAAAGAAGATCAGATAGGAAAACGTGTTCGGGCATCCATCCCATAGGGCTATCCCACATTCCGATACCTTTTCCGTACAAGAGCATTTCTTCTAAGTCTTGTTCTGTATTGTAAAGGTAGCCGGGCCATTCGCGGATGGCTTGGTCAAATGCCGTTGAGATGTTTTCAGAGTTTACTAAGCGTTCTTTTTCGTTGCCGAATTTGCTTTTGATCGTGCAACAAGCCTGACGCTCCGTAATGACATCATAGTAACTGGACTTCTGGTTATCTACGATAAATCCAAGTTGTCCGTAGTTCACGTCCGATTGCCAAGGCAGTTTCTTTTCAGCGATCTTGCTGTACCCTGTCGGGGGGAACATTTTATACGCTTTGTAGATACGGATGCGTTTGTTTTCCCTTCCTACATTAGCCAGCCTCAAGTTGTTAGCAATATTCCACGCATGATTCCCATTGGAGATTCGCGTTGCTGGAGGCTTGCCATTTTCGTCTAGTGTTGCAAGTGAGAAGTTGTCGTTTCCTATTGAGAGCATAATATTAAGATTTCAATTTATCGTTTACGATAATGAATTTAATGCGTTCCTGCGTCGATTGCAAGAAGAACATCCCCTTGCTTTGTGTTCTAGTTTAGTTCCAAGAACCTTGTCTGTAACCGCCGCTACAGTGTGAATGGCTTGCGCGATTCTGTCTCCAATCCCATCAGCATACCAGCAACGATCACTTGGTTGGCGTTGGCAGATTTGATCTTCGACAAGTTGCTCAAGGTTACTGGGAACATCAATCCCATTTGATCGGCAATCTTTTTGGATATTTGAAATCAAGTTGCTCCATGTGCTTCCGTATACAACCGCTGGGAAGGTGAGTTTATCACGCTTGATCTCGTAGCGGTAGTACCATGAACCAACTGGAGCTAGGTTTCTATTTTTGAGTTTCATCTTGCCTTTCATCTGAAAATATATTTTATTGTTGATATGTCAAGAATTTTTTCTGGAAACACAGGCATTCAAAAGTACGGTATCAAATTCCCTGAGAACATGGACGAGCTTGGTGTAGAGCTATACTGCTACGCTATTAGTAAGGGTGAATACGGAAAAGATTACTGCAATAAGCACAATATAAATCTTTCAGATTTTAAATTGCTTACTCCATATGAACACTTCTTGAAGGCAGTAAAACTCCAATGGCCCACTGAAGTTTCTATTGTCAATCGAGGTTATACCAATAATCAGTTATTGAGAACTCTGGAAGAACTCTGCAACAATGATGACATCTGTTTGGCTGGCGCGGCCTCGATGGGAAAGTCGTTTCCAGTTGGGCTTTGGGTCTACCTTGACTGGTGTTCTGCACCGCATTGTACTTCGTCTTGGGTTGCTACAACTACTCTTGGCGCGTCCGAAGATCGTATCTGGGGTATCATTTCTAAGTTGTGGAAGTCTGCTGCTGTCCAGTTTGGGAAGTTAATTGACTATCGCCACATGATTGTTTGGGGTGGTGGATCGAATGATGAGGATAAGGACTATCGCAATGCCATCAAAGCTCTTGCTTTTCAGTCAGGTAATGAAGGTCAGAAGGCTATTGATACTACCCGTGGACGTAAGAATGATCGGATTAGACTAGCTCTTGATGAGTTGCCCGAAATGGAACTGGGCGCGATTACTGCCCGTGTTAACTTGTCAGCTAACAATGATGTAGTCTTTATCGGTATTGGAAACCCATCTGCTGGTGACAATCCTCACACCCGATGGGCTATGCCTAAAGGTCAAAGTAACTTTGATACTGTCAGTCCAGAGATGGATAAGTGGGATACGGAGACTGGCGTTTGCCTGTTCTACAACGGAATGAGGTCACCTAACTTCGCTGCTCCTGAGAATGAACCCTCCCCGTTTCCGTTTTTGATGGATCGAAAGAAACAACAAGTCATGCTCAAGCAGTGTTACGGAGACGAGAATGCGATTGATTATGTTCGTAACGCTATTGGCTGGTGGCCTAAATCTGGGTTCGCGCAGACTATTCTAACCGCTGATCTCATTCGTAACGCTGATACTAACGAAGAACCACTCTGGGATTCAGAAGGATTTCATAAGATTGCTGGCTTCGATACCGCTTTTACAGTTGGTGGAGATAGGTGTGTGCTTACTATAGCTAAACTGGGTTACATTCGCGGGACTCGCAATCGTGTTATGTGGTTGGAGAAACAGAAGGTTATTCAGCTATCTGCCCGTGAAGCTGCTGAGTTTGAGGTCGGTCTAGCTAAGGAAGTAGTCGAGCTATGCCGGGCTTCTGGAGTTCAGCCTACCAAATTTGGTATGGACGTGTCTGGTGATGGCGGTCGAGTCGCACAAGCTATCATCCGCGAGTGGTTGAAGCATGATTCTAGTGGTCATTCTATCGCGCTTATTTCTTCTATGGGTAAACCTACTGAGCGTATGGCAGCAGAGGTTGATAAACGCCCGTGTAAGGATGTTTATGATAGATTGGTATCAGAGTATTATTACTCTTGTTATCATGCATTCAAGAGCCGTACTCTTTTTGGTGTTGATCCATCTTCTGAATTAGCAAGAGAACTTTGTCTTCGTAGATACACAATTAAAAATAAAAAGATTTCAATTGAAACAAAAGATGATCTTAAGGGAAGAACTGGTTATTCTCCTGATTTAAGTGATAGTCTAATATATGCATTAGAAATGGCTAGAAGAAGTGGATTAGTGTTTATCGGAACCGATAAACCCGTACCTACAAATAGATTTTGGGCAAGAGACGAAAAGCCAACTGAATCCATTATGGATGATGACTACTCTACCGATGATTGGGGAGAGGATTAATCCAGAATACCTTGAAGCTCTAGCGTGTTTGCTACTTCCTCTGGTATAACAATACGAATGAACTTACGTCCTTCATGGAAGCCAAGTGTTTCCATTGTCTTGATGTCAGCTTTCTTTACCCAGCATTGATTGAATTGCTGTTGGAAAAGAATCTTAGTTTGGTTCTCATCTTCATGGTATCCCTCGCAGATGATCATTGAAACGAATGTATTATTTGAACTCATATATTAAATATCCTAATTCTCTTGCCCACGCAGGATTGTCGTGGATTCTGTTATGACAAATTCTACAGGTTGCCATAAACATTTCTAGGTTGGAAAGGTTCTTTCCTCTCTTAGCTTTGTGGTGAATATCTGTAGCTCCAGCCCCGCATACCTCGCAGTTTGGGTGAGTAGTAAAGTATTCCTTTCTCGCTTCAGAGTATTCTTTGTTCAGAACCTTACGCTTATCTGAAACAGGCTTTAATCTTGCCCCCGTTTTTTTGAACCCTTTTTTTCTACTGAGCATTGATAGTAATTTGTTAGCTCTTGAAGTCCGATGGTGGCCAACTCCAATGACTCGTACTCTGGCTTGAGGCTGTCTGGGAAAGGCTTTCCTCGTTCGTGCATGGGGCTGGGGTTGCTGGCTGAGTAAGGACTGACTCGGACGTAGTAGTTGCCGTTTTCGATTTCGAGGAAGGTGTGCATAGTTCGATCACTTTATCTACTTGTTCTTTCTTCAGAATGCTCTTGGAGTTCACTTCAATCTGGTTGATTAACGATCCAGTTACGCCGATCTTGTCACCTAGTTCCCTGACTGTCATTCCTAGCTTCTTGCGAGTTTCCCGAAGCTGATTAGCAAAGGTCTTGCGTCCAATAGAACGAATGTAGCGAGACTGCTCGTATGCAGTCATGCAAGATTCATAGGCTTCGTATAGTGGATGCTTCATTTCAATTAAAAGTAAACCAATCCTATTGACAAGTCAACACTTTTTTGATAGTCTCTTTCTATATGGATAACACCAATGATGATAAAGTTATAGATAAAGAAGCGGAGCGTATGCTTGCCGCAGTTAGACAAACAGTTCTAATTACAAATATGTCTCTTGCTGCTGCCCTCAATACCAGTCTACTTGCAGAATATGAATCTGAAGAAGGCATCTGTAATATGGCACTCAAACCCAACAATACTGCGATCCTTGCAACTACCTCTGCTACTGGTTTGACGATTTACAAATCCCACTTCTTCATCAAGGATGATGCTATCGGTGAACAGCGTCACATCTACAAATGTGAGAATGAAGATGACGCAGATACGCTCTGGGCCACCATCAACGACAAAATGTTTGAATGGTCAAGGGGTGAGATTAAGTCCGTTGACATCTAGTCATTATCGTTACCGATAAAAATATTGTAAAAAACATTTGACACTATCACTAGATGTAGTAGTGTCTGTCTTGTACGAGCAATCGTGCCTTCGGGGTGAGAGCCGAAGAAAAGTCAGGAATTAAATTAACAAATAAAATATATGATCCCTTGTGGTGGTAAACCACTCTCATGCGTCAGTTGCCGCTTCCTGTCGCCATCACAAGGGGTCGCCTTTTTAAAATGATTATTAGAAATACACCAGCGTTTATTACACATGAACACTTCGATAACATTAGATTGTCTGTATGTGCCATTGGTTTGTTAGCTCATATTGCACGATGGATAAATGACGGATTTAACACAGAAGAGATATTAGATGAAATCTATGATATGTGCCATCATGATAAATGTGCAGCAGTAGGATACATAGAACTTTTAAAGGAAAATATTATCCACAATTTCTTCCAAGAAGACGAAATGGATTCAATCAAATCACTTGCTAAAAGATGAAACCAAGAAAACTAGGGAGAATCGTGCTTAGAGAAGAGTTTTTTTGCATCACTCAATGCATGGAAGAAGCAATGATTTTAAATCAGATGTGTTATTGGTCTGAGCGAATTGAAGACATAGATAAATTCTTAGAAGAAGAATACACGATGCTAGTAGATCACGTTCCAGTACTATCTCATGGATGGATTTATAAATCAGCTTCACAATTAGTTGAAGAAATGTTCGGAGCTATCAGCGAAAAAACGATGAATAGGGTTCTTGATAGATTAGTAAAAAAGAATTTTCTTCATAGAAGAGTTAATCCAAATCCACGGTATAGGTTTGATAAAACCTATCACTATAGAGTCAATTTTGTAGAAATAATTTCTCAATTAAACGCTAAGAATATGCCTTTAAGTGGATATGCAATAATTGAAGAATGTGCAGAAAGAATAAACAAAGGTGTCGCTCCGATCCGTCAAAATGACGCTTCGATTGATCATTCTGACGGAGCAATACCAGAGACTATAACAAAGATTACATACAAAGAAGAAAACCCTATAATCCCTTTAGATAAAAAAACTGATTTATTCCAGACTGAGAAAATTGCCAAAGGCAAAAATGTTCCCCCCCGTTGCGAAGCCCCCCCAGAAAATAATTTTCCAGCGGAATTGGATTCACCAGATTTTCTTGAAGTATGGGAAGA